CAGATTAGTGCTTAAAAAGTGTGCTGTCAAGAGAGGTCGACCACGCGCTGCACGTAACGCCCTTTTACGTTCTTACGCCAGCCATGCACTTCAACCCGCACCCCAGCCTCGCGCACCCGGCCGATGGTTTCCGAGTCCGTAACCTTTTTGACCCGATTGGCCACGCCCTCACTGGTGACCTGGACCGCAAGCACCTCCCCGCGCCGGATGGCCAACAGATCGGCCCAGCCCCACAAGTCTTTCCGCGTTCGGGTAAAACTGTTCCATTTCTCGACCACTTCGACTAGGTAACCGAGTTCGCGGAGAGCTGCCAGACTGCGCTGTGTTGGTGTCATGTCATTTTCCTTATGTTATTTTGCGCCAATGTGCGCCAATGTGCGCCATAGTGCGCTATCTGAAACATTGGCGCACTACAGCGCGGGCGGTGCGCCAATGCGCCGCACCGCGCTGGGGGGGTATGGGGGGAAGAGCGCAGCGCACTTTTTGCCTTCTTTGGCGCATTTATGTTAGTCCTCACTAACATATCAATGTGCCTCATTTTCATCGTTTCCGGTCGGCATTGGCGCACTTCCGGCCACAAACACCTCTCGCAATTTCCGGTCTTTGGTCTTAAAGGTTGATCTATAAATGCTTCCTTCGGCCTGCATTTCGGCCAGCAAATCCATTAAATCAGATGACGTTTTAACGCTCTTTGGAAACCCTGCACGCTTGCTCAAAAGGTGCCAAACAGAGAAACCGCCGGTGTTAGATGTGGTGACCATTTCGCCGCGATTATTAAAATCTTTAATCATGCCGGCCAGCACGCCTTTTGCCAGATCCGCAGATTTTCTGCGTTCGCCATCCATTAATTTAGCATTTGCAGCGGCGCCTAAATCAGTAAAACTGCCATCTTCAAGCGGCACGCCGTCGTGCCAGCGCAGGCGCACTGTCTTTGCACGCGGTCCTAAATTGGCCTTTTGGTGCTCAATGGTCAGGCAATCCTCGTCCTTTTCGACGTTAAGAGACAGGCGCGAGCGCACAGAATTGTGCCAGGCAGTCGAACCAGAATAATCCTCCCGACCAGCATCCCGACCGCCGATCGCTGACACCTTATTGACGTGCGCCAGTAGCAGCACAGCGCGTTCTGGTCGGGCAATGCGTGACCGCAAAGAGCGCACAAACTGCCGCACCCGAGCGCGTTTGATTTCGTCATCGTCGAAAGTGTCGCTGGCATTGTCGACCACCACCAGACCGATATTGCGCTTGGCGACCAGCTCGGACAGGGCGCCTAGCAGCTTGGTTTCGGTCACGCCGCGGTTGTCGCGGTGCAGCGCAGGATCAATATCAGATGCGTCTAACAACAGCAGTTTGCCTTCCAAATCGGCCGGCGCCACAGAAAGAGCTTTGCATAGGCTGTGGAAACGCCGCAGAACAATTTGTGCGCCGTCCTCGCCGCTAAAGAATAGAACAGGTGCGGCAATGGTCGGCAAACCGCAGAAAGTGCGTCCTAATGCAACATGAATCGCCAGCGACATGGCGACATAAGATTTACCACTGCCGCCGTGACCGGCCAGCAAAGTAACTTCGTTGTGTGGAATCCAGCGATCAACGAAATGTGGTATTGCCGTAAATGGATCGGCAAATGCATCAAAAGACAGTAATTGTTTTTCAAGATCGGAAATTGTGACCTCTGGTTCTGGTGTGCTTGATGCAGAGCTACTTCCGGCCATAGGATTCTTCCACCCCGCAGCCTGGGCGCGAGAAAATAGGGTTTTGATCGTCACGCCCGCGGCTCGATTGGTCGAAAACGACAACCATTTTGCCCGCTGCACCTTGTGGTCAAACTTCCCGGACCGGCCTGACCAGTCCACCCATACTTGGTAAGCCAGATCGCCCAAGCCGGTCGCGTGTAGCGCCATGCCTGCCTCGATCCACTGGTGATAATCTTCGGCATCGAGCACCGTCAGCGCGTCTGCCGCCTCTGCGAGCTGGGCTGGCAGTGTGTAATTGCCAAGATTTGGAGAGCTGGGCCCCCCCGCTTCCGCTGCCGGTTCCATCAACATGCGTTCCAACCAAACCGGTGCGCGTGCCGGGGTGAATCCGGCCAACAGATCCAGCCCGTCATCCCAAGCATACCGGCGCCCCGAATGATGGATGCTGGGTTCTGCCACGATATAGCCGTTAGCTTTGACGTCAATCCCCTGCGCCAGCTTGCCACGGCAGCGTTTGACAGCCGCAGTGTCGATCCTGACTAGGTAGTGCCACCCGTTACCGCTGCGCTGCGTAGGAGTCTCTGGTAGGGCCCCGTTAGCCTGTATCAGCGCCTCCCAGCTCAGGTGACCGTTATTGCGCGTGTCTACATCAAGCGCCACGCATCCCGCGTCACCCATCGCCAGCCCGATATTGGCGGTCGGCCACTTAGACCACCAGCCGCGGATGGTCATTTCGTCCGAGCTGGCCTCTGTCGCCCCGTGTGCGGTCAGCGGATGTTTACCAGGGGATCGACAATCAGAGTCACCGCAAGTGCAGCCGCCTTGCCGAATGCTGTTTAGCGGCAACACACGGAATCCCCGCAGCGCGTATTTCAGTGCCGCATCCAGCAAGACCTTCGGATGCAGCTCGACTACAGAATCATTCTCAACCATGTCGCACCCCTATAATTCCTGCGTCCGATAATAGACTTTGCCAGCAATCTGCCCGCTGCCGCTGGTTGATTTACGCCTGTAAGTCTTGCGGCAGTCCTTGCACACAAAACTCTGCCCAGCGGCTCGTTCAATTGTCTGAAAGCCCTTACCGCCGCAAAACGAACAAGTCATGTCTGGCGGCCTGATTACCCTTTTTACGTTCATCGCGTAATCCTCGTTTGGTATTCGCACCACGATCTGACCGTCCACATAGACACGTCATAAAACGCCCCCAGCACTGCATAAGATCGCCCGAAATGCTCGCGCTGATAGCGGCATTCCCGCACGATCTTGAACGGTATTTTCGCCCTGTGGTGCATCATTTCCCCGCCTTCCGGCGCCACCGCCCAGGATAGAGCGCAGGATCTACCCGCAGGCGCCCGTTCGTAAGGATCTGCAATTTGTAGGCGGCGCCCTCTGGCACCGCGTCGCCCCATTTAGCCACCGCCTGGGTGCTAATCCCTAGTCGTTCGGCCAGTGCTCGGCGCCCGTCAAAGTATGTCACCGCATCGCTTGTTCGCATCGAATTTGAACCCCTATAAAATAGTTGCAGAAAGTTGTTGACAACCTGTTTCTGCCCGATTATATTGTGAGCCATGCAGTAACGCAACAGAAGAAACCAACCAACCGACCAACCAAAAGGAAATAAAAATGACCAACACTAAAACTCGCCTCGGCGTCACCGTTCAAACTCCCACCGGCCGCGTTGACCTTTGCGTATTTGCGGATTCAAAAGAAAAGTATTTATCTGCGCTACGTGCTCAATGGCCCCGTTATGCTTATCACCGCGTGATCAGTGTTGAGGTGTGCAAATGAACGCCGAACCCTGCCTCTGCGGTGCCACAGACTGCCCCAAGTGCTACCGCAACGCCACGTCTCTCGAAATCTCAGACGATGACCGCGCAGACGCTTGCGATGCCATAGTCGAAGAAGTGTTAGACACCGGCAAATTCCCGCAGGTCGGCCGCACCGAGGTTGACCTTTACGAATTCGTAAGCGAGGAACTAGATCATAGTTTTGCCTTTGAGCTGGTTGTCGCCGCCCTCGGAAACAACAAGCAGGCATTAGGACACCGCATCGAGCGCCTCTACGACAAAGTGCAGGCCATGCTCAAGAGACACTTAGAAGATACCGATTGCGTTGAAGAATTGGCGCAGGAAATGGCAGACGACAGGGGGCAAATATGAAACAGATTATTCTTGATTGCATTCTTGTGTTGGGAATGTTCGCATCACTTTGGATTTTTGTTGTTCTGTTGTTTTCACTTAATTAACGGAGGAATCATGGCTATAAATTTACAGGCAATATCTCGCAACACCAGCATCCAGCCGCCCCGCATCATGGTTTACGGCCCGCATGGGCTGGGCAAGACAACCTTTGGCGCCAGTGCACCGAACCCGATTTTTATCCTTACTGAGGATGGATTGGGGCGCCTAGAAGCGGATCATTTCCCGCTGGCAACAAAGTTTTCAGATGTTCAGGAATCCTTAAAAGCTCTGCAAGGCGAGCACGACTTCCAGACAGTCGTCATCGACAGCCTAGACTGGCTGGATAACCTGATCTGGGAACAGATCAACGGCCAGTATGATGCAAAAGATCTGGCTTACGGCAAAGGCGCCGTGATCGCTGCGGATCTCTGGCGCAAAGTGTTAGACGATCTGACCGCCCTGCGTAATAAAGGCATGGCCAGCATCCTGCTTGCCCACTGCGAGATTAAGCGTTTCGACAGCCCCGAAGTCGAGCCGTATGAGCGTTATCAACCCAAACTGCAAGCCCGCAGCAGCGCCCTGGTGCAGGAATGGTGCGATGTAGTGGGATTTGCCAATTACAAGACGATCGTCAAATCGTCAGATGTGGGCTTCAACAACAAAGTAAGCCGCGGCATCAGCACCGGCGAGCGCCTGCTCTACACTTCAGAGAAACCCGCATATCTCGCAAAGAATCGTTACAGCCTGCCGGACAGCCTGCCGCTTGATTGGTCGGCTCTAGCAGATGCAATGACAACCGCAGCACCCAACCAAACCAAAGGAAAATAAAATGGCCTCACTTAATTTCAATGCTGCAAACATCGAGCCGCAACAGTCGTTCGACGCCCTGCCCGCCGGTCGCTACGAAGTGATCATCACGGATTCGGAGATGAAGGAAACAAAAGCAGGCACCGGCGAATATCTGATGCTGACGATGGAAGTCATCGGCGACACCAAGCACAGCGGCCGGAAACTCTGGACTCGCCTCAGCCTGGTCAACCCGAACGCCACGGCAGTCCAGATCGCCGAGCGTGAGCTGTCGGCCATTTGTCACTGTGTGGGCATCATGGAACCCGGCGACAGTGACGAATTGCACAATATCCCGCTCACGGTGGATGTGGTGCAGGAGCTGAACCCGCAGTCAGGCCAGATGACCAACCGCATCAAGGGATACTCGACGGCCACAGGCGCACCGGCGCCTAAAGCTAAACCGGCAGCACCGGCAGGTTTTGCAACCGGCAAGGTTGCGGCAGCCACGCCCTGGGCAAAGAAGTAATCACAAGCTGGGGCGGCAACGCCCCGGCGTTACGGAGGAATCATGGCAGAGATACCAGAACCGCAGAACAGCACCCGCACCGCCATTTTCAAACATTACGAAACCAGCGCCGACCGGCAGGGGCGCCCGCATCTTGGCGCCAGCGAGATCGGCCACGAATGCGACAGATACTTGTGGCTGTCTTTCCGCTGGGCAAAACCGGCAGACTTTGACGGCCGGATGCTCAGGTTATTTGACTCAGGCAATCACCAGGAACCGCGCTTGATCGCCGACTTGAGAAACATCGGCGTTGAGGTGTGGGATAAAGACGCAGACGGCAACCAGTGGCGTTACAAGGCTGTTGGCGGCCACTTTGCCGGCAGTCTTGACGGTGTTGGGCTGGGCTTGTTGGAAGCGCCCAAGACGCCGCATTTGCTCGAATTCAAAACCGCAAACGCAAAGTCGTTTGCCGCGATGGTCAAAAAAGGCGTAAAGGAGGCCAAGCCGCAGCACTACGTGCAGATGCAAGTATACATGGGCTGGGCAAAGCTCACCCGCGCCATGTATTTGATGGTCAACAAAGACACCGACGAGATCCACGCCGAGCGCATCGAATTTGACAAGGATGCCTTCAATCTGGCCATCCAGCGAGCCGAGCGCATCATTACGTCACCAGAACCCGCGGTCACGCTGGCCGACGATGCCACGAACTTTACCTGCAAATTCTGCCGGTTCAAAGACCAGTGTTACGGAACAGAAGCGCCCGCCGTGAGCTGCAGAACCTGCGCCCACAGCACGCCTGAGACTGACGGAGAGGCCCGCTGGTCGTGCGCGCAGGGCAAGCCCGACATGGATGTATCAGCGCAACGTGCTGGATGCGGTGAGCACCGCCACATTCCGACTTTGCTCGGCCGGTTTGCCGAGCTGATGGATGCGACCAGCAATAACTTGCTGACCTATCGCAACAAGATCACCGGCACCGAGTTTGCCCAGCCGGTTTATACCAGTTTGGATATAACCAATCTTGCCGACAAATCTTTGCTGGGCGATTTTGCCCTGACCAGCATTAAAACCGAGTTTGACTGCGACATTACGACAGCGCAGCCGGTTGACCACTTTGCGGATCTGGTCGACGATCTGCCGTGGGAAAAGGCCGACAAACCGACAAAAGCCAAAAAGGTGAAGAAATGAGCAGAAATGCCTTTGATGAAATTGAACGTCAATTCTCGCAGGATCTTGACCGCTGGGAAACAGCCCGAGAACAGCGCAGCAAACAAAAGATCGTCATCCTGCCCTGCCCGTTTTGCGGGAATGATGACGTGGTGGTCGACGAAGTTAAGCCAAACGTGATCGCAATTACGTGCGAGGAATGCCAGATGATCGGCCCCCACCACGATACGGACCAGCCCCTTGAAGTAGCAATTTCACGCTGGAATGAGAGGAAATAGCCATGAACGACAAACTTGAATCCGCCATAGCCTATTTACGCGAGCGCAAAATCTACATTATCGAATACCCGTTTATCCCGACTAATGTGGCAAAAACCGATGTGGGCGCTACGATCCGGCGTTACCGCCAGCAGGTGCAAGGCGTGCCTGCCATCAAACAGGTGCGGAAATGATCGCCCCCGTCTGCCAGTCCTGCCGACGGGAGGCTGGCTACAAACTGGTCAAGATCACAAAAGGCACGCGCAGGATATGGAAATGCAAAAGCTGCTTTGAGCGAAAGAGCGTATCTTTTCTGGCGGTAAAAGATCGGAGGATTTATGGGTAACTGGAATGATTATGACGAAGGATATTCAGAGGGATTTGCCGACTGCGGCAGGATCGGCTTGGTGGTTGTCGTGCTGGTCATCATCTGCACAGTGCTGGTGATGCGATGAGCGACACACCAAGAACAGATAAGTTTGCACAAAAGTTTTTATTAACGTGGAACCAGTTTGCTTATCGTTCTGACGAAGATATTGCAAAGCAATTCCAAAACACGGACGACGCTCTTGATCTAGCCCGACAGCTTGAGCGCGAACTTGCCGAGGCTGTGGAAAAAGAGCGTGAACGGTGCGCGAAGATCGTTGAGCAATACACCGGCGCATGGGATGACGAGGGTTTCGCGCTGGCAACAAAAATCAGAAAGGGTGAATGATGAACGAACGAATTAAAGAACTGGCTGAACAAGCTACTACCATTGAATATGGTGTAGACAATGGCTTTGACCGTGTAACTTTTGACAAAGAAAAGTTCGCCGAGTTGATTGTAGAAGATTGCAGAACTGTTATAACAGAATTGTATCAGAATACTCCCTTAGAATTGTGCGGCCCGTTACTGTCAGCAGACGAAGAAATTATGAAACATTTTTATGGAGTTGAAGAATGAACGAACTAATTAAGGAATTGAAAGATAAGTGTTATGTGAGTGTTAGCGAGCGAAATAATGACAATGAATATGATATGGAGAAGTTTGCCGAGTTGATTGTGCGGGAGTGTATTGCACAAGTTCAAAAAGATGAGAACGGCCCCGCATACGAAGCGGCAGGAAGAATAGCTCGACACTTCAGAAAGGGTGAATGATGAGCGACAAACTAAGAGACGCCGCGCAAACGGCCTTAAGCGCAATGAGCGTCGTTCGTGTCTTTGTGACGAGCAAAGAAAAAATTAAACATCCAGAGGGTACGGATTGGTACGACAATATTATCAGCAACCTTGAAGCCGCGATTGCAGCCGCAGAAAAAGCCTTTGCACAGCCAGCACCTGTGCAGGTAAATTGGAATAAACCTGAACTTAATAAGCTCAGACACTCAGATCATTGCCGCTACTGGAATGACGGAGAATTTTGCACATGTGGAGCACTAGAGTATGAAGAAATTAAGTTCTGGAAAAATAAAGTTCTGGCACAGCAAGCAGAAGCCCTTGAAGCCGCGCTTGCGGAACCAACCGTTCAGAAATCCTTAACAGTTGCGGTGCAGGAGCGAATGCATCCAGAAATAAAGAAGATGTACGAGGACTATTTTGACAAGTGCTTCAGAGAGTCGTCCGCACAACAGCGTCAGTGGGTCGGGCTGACGGATGAAGAAATTGATAAGGCATGGCGCAGTCTTGACTACACAGTTCCTTGGGCTCAGCATCGCATTGACATTGCCCGAGCCATTGAAGCCAAACTGTGGGAGAAAAACACTTAGCCCATCATCCCCTCTGCCGCATCTTGAACGTGTGCTACCCGGTTAAGCCAGCCTTTGCCGAACACACCAAACGTCGGCAGGGATTGGTAAAACGCTTCCTTGCCCAAGCTAAAGGCTTCCAGCAGCTCGACGGGATCAGCAGCGGTCGCAGCAGCGATCGTGGCCCTGCCGATAATACCGTCTGGCTTCACCTCTAGCGCCGCTTGTAATAGCCTTGCAGCGCGTCCTGGACCCATGTTTACCGCGGCATCGAATACGGCATAGTCCACACCACGCGGCAGATCGTCGCACTTGCAAGCATCCCAATAGCGTTGCTTGTAAAGCGGCGTCACCAGCTCGGGCGTCAATGCTCGCATCTCGGCCTCGTCCACATCGCGGTTAACCCATTCCCGCCAGACATTGCGCGTTACGCCGAGATTGGTCATGCCGCCAGGATCGCGTGGATGGTTAACAAAGCCGCCTTCTGCCTTCAACACCAGCGCCAGTGACGCCGGAAAATTACTAATCATCGGTTGCCCTCTACGCCTTTGATTTTTTCAGCCGACCGCATAGCCCCAAGCCCGAGCATACCGAGCAGCACTTGCATGGTCAAATCGGTGTTGATTGTCGGAAACGCGCCGGTGTAGTGAAACCAAACCTGCGCCACAAACCGCGCTATTGGCTCGATGATCGCCACGTAGCACAACGACACACCGCAGATCCAGCCGATGAACGGTCGCCAGCCAGCAGTAAACCAGTTGCCTGCGGCCTCGGCAAGGTTGGTCTGGATTTGCAACTTTGCCAGATCGGTTTCGGCAGCGAGCTGTGCTAGATCACCGGCCTGCTGCATCTTGAGCAGCTCAAGCTGCGCCGCCGCTTTAGCCGCCGGATCGGGGAACAGGCGGTCAATCAGTCCTTTGCCCAAGTCAAACAGGCCAGAGAGCAGTAACGGGTTCACGGCACGTTACCGCCGACAGGGTTTGCCGCCCCAACCGGCGCTGCGGTGAACGAAGTGCTGCCCACAGGCACGCGGTCGTTATTCCACGGGCTTTCGTTGATCAGCCCGTAGCAGTTGGCAAGCTGCACGCCGTTGACCTTTTTGGCCTGCTTATCACACAGAAATGACCACTGGTTACTCATCCCGCCGCCAGCCTCGGTCGTGGTGACAAACGTCCTAGGTGTCATGGTGACCACCGCCCAAGACGGTGCCTGCGGGTATTCGGTGACCGTCGAGAACAGCGACCAGACCTTACCCGGCGGCGCCTTGCAGCTGTTCTTCATCAGATCCGCGTTTGCGATACTGCGGCCATGCAGCACCGGACAGACTGCCATGCCCTCCTGAAACTCTTTACCATCAACGCGGATCGTCTTGCCGGTCGGCACGCTGGCCGAGGCTGCACACAGCGCAAACTCGCCATTACAGATCATCAAATTGACGCCACCGGCAAGCGCGTTTGTTGACAGCAGAGCCAGCAGAATTAGCGTTTTCATTTACTACCCCTTTTGTTGAGCAGCTCAAACAGCGTTTTGATTTTTTCTTCGATCACGGCCACACGCAGATCGAGCTTAGACAGGACGATTATCAGGGTTATCAGTGCAAACAAGATCGGCCATGCTTTTACGAGCAGGTCGAAGGTGTCCACTATTTATCTGCCTTGTCGTCGAGCTTGTCGAATATGGATTTCAACATTGATTTAATATCTGAAATGTCTCGGTGATAATCGTCTTTTGATAAATACTTTTCCGGTATCCTGCGAACGTCGTCGTCAAGTCGATCAAGAGAGCGCATGATGCGGTTCAATATCCAGCCACCCAAGAAACCGGCAACCGCTATTCCTGCGTTAATTAAGGCTTGGGTTTCCATTATTTTATTAAATCCTGTATTTGCACAAAACGTCTTTGTGTTTTTTCAAACGCTTGTTGTTCTGCTTTAGCTTGAGCTTTAACCCTTTTTGTGGCTGCGCGTTGGCTTAAAAGTTCATGCGTTATTAAAGCGGGGGCGCCCATGCCAGCCCCTCCTGTAGCAGTTTCTGCAGCAACCGCCGCGGCTTTTGTAATCAAATGCTCTTTAATTTTAGAACCTAATTTCTGTTCCACGTTGATTTTTTGAACCGCTGCGCCTTTGTAACCGGTGTCGGTGGCCAGGATGTGAACGGCATTGTGGTAATCACGTAGATTGGCCATTTCGTCAGGCGTGAACACGCGGTTCATTACCTCACGGTTGTCGTTCATGTATTTGGTCACCTGGCGCGGTGTTTTTTGTTCCGCAACACGGTTGGCAAATTGCGCTTTGATTTCAGACAACGCGGCCGTGGCTTGGGGCTGCAATTCAGGTGGGACGCCTTTCAGGGTATCAATTACGTGCGTAAATTGATCCACCGGCATATCGGCAATATTTTGTGCAATTTTTTCAATTTGCACTTTTCGATTGATACCCTTTGGCCCATCGGCATCCAAGATTTTGGAAATTCCGTTTGGATTGTCTAAAGTATTTTTTCGAAGTTCAACCAATGCCCGCGCATCTTTGTAAAACGGGGTGTTAGTGTCCAGGTTGGCTAACACGTCGGTGTCCACCGCTTCTTTTAATTGGCGGTGAAGGTTGGCATTTTTTCGATCCCAATTTTCGTTTACAAACTTGCGGAAATTTTCGGCTGTTTTGGCGTCAGTCGGCAATAGGTTGCCGTCTTTGTCAATCATGCCCAATTGCTTCATGCGGGCTTTGGCAATGTTGGTCAAGCCAATTGTTTCGGTGTTGGCCAATGTCAACGATTCGTCGTTCAAAACCTTCATGATGTTTTGCGCTTCAACGGGAATGTCTTTGGCCAACGCGTCACGTTCAGCGTAAATTTTGCGGGTGGCATTGTCAAAATTTGTTTCCAAATCTTGCAACGGCTTCAGGATGGTGTTGCCGCGTTTGTAAACGGTGCTTTCATCCAGGCCAACCGTGCCACCAGTATTTTTGACCTGGCGTTCGGCAAAATCTGCCAGGCGCTTTTGTTCGTCGGCAAATTTTTCCTTTAGAAAATTGCCGGTGGCCGTGTCGGTGTTTGACGTGGCGTAATTGGTTGCGCGTTCTTTGCCCTTGCCTTCAATGGCAGCCAAATCAGCATAATAATCAGAACCTAGAACACGGTTTAGTGTTTGTGCTCTGGCAGATTGCTCATCCAAAGGTAATCCGTTTTCTGCATATTTAATTTCCGTAAATGGTGCTTCTGGATTAGTCGGCTTGGCGGTACCTAAAACGCCAGGCTTTGATTCTGCAGTTATTGCAGGCGCGCCCTGCGCCGCTGCACGCTGTGCATTTAGCGTGTTTTGCAATTCTTGATAGGTTTGCCTACCCGCAATTGCAGGCGCAACTGGCGCCGCCTCTGGTGCCGCTGCCATAGGTTGTGCACCCGCTTCGGCAGCGCGGCGTGCTTCTGCCTGTCGTCTAACGATCGTTGGAATGTCTGTGGCAACGACTTCTGCAGCAGGTGCCATTTCACGCACTACGCCAGAAATTGCGGGAGGTTTACCACCGCGCAAGCCCAAAAGACCCGGCGCCGCCTGCAATGCGCCTTTAGTAACTGCGCCAGCTGCCGGACCGTATAGTTCTGCAACGCCGCTGCCAATTGCTTCTGTTGGTTTCTCAATTAAGTTTTCAAGAACCGTTCCCACGCCCTCCATAACCTTTTTGCCGCCTTCAGAGGTCGGCTGATAAATCATTGCATCTTGCACATTTTTAACCCAGCGTGCACCCTGTCCTGCCTCCCCTGGCAGCAAAGATCCAACAATCCCCGCAAGCCCAGAGATCGGCGCGGCCAATGCGCCAGACGCTAAAGCAACCGGCACTTCATATCGAGCTGGCAAATTGCGTTCAGCAACAACCGCAACATTGCTTTTCTGTTTTTCTGGCGTAGTCGGCGCCACTGTTGGCGCAGGCACTTTTGCAGTAGTGCCAGACAAATATTGCTCAAGTTCATCTTGAGGCGCCCCCGATGGCGCTGCCATTGGTGCAGGTAATGCCGCCGCTGCCGCAGATGGTTTACCAACAGGTGCAGACGTTTTGCCGCCCATCTCGCGGTTTAAACTGTCAATATTGGATTGCGCCAGTTGACGAGCTTCCGGCGTTGTGGCGCTGGCAAGCGCCGCTTGATTTTGTGCCAGTTCTTGCCCAAGTATCTTTTGCCGATAAGAATCACGGCCACGTTGCACTTCTGGTGTAACGACAGGAAAGCCAGCCGCCCGCACAGGTGCAGGCGCTGCTGGCTGCGTTTTGCTGCTTGAAAGGTATTCTTCCAAAGCATCCATTTATAGACTTCCCGTTTCGGTTAGTTTTTTAATGTTTTGATACTTTTTCAAATAAATCTGGCGTTCTGCTGGATCTTTGGGCAAAAGCATATCTAATGCTTTTTTACGATCTGCAGGATCTTTGACCTGATCAACAATATTGATAGCCTCAAAAATCTTGCTGTCGGCGTTTTTACTCCACATCTGTTTAAATGATTTTAAGTTGTTATCACCAAATTTAGCAGAGAATTTCTGAGCAGCAGTGGCTTGCATATCAATATTGGTCAGATCAGATCCGGCACGCCTTGCGATATTGATCAAAACACTTGGCGGGTAAGTTTCATCGCCGCTGGCCATTTTTGTCAGCTGCTGGCCGGCAACCGTATCCAAAGAGCCGCCCATTGCCTGAATGTTGCTGATTTGGACGTTTGCCAAATCTTTGCTCAATTGCTTGTATGTCGGATCACCTGCCCAGCCTGCAACAGTCCGACGAACACCGCCCAAAATGCCAGTGGTCGGCATTGCTGATTTTTCAAGTTCTGTAGCAATATCAATCACTTCTTGCAAATTCCTGCGTGATGCTGGCAAACTTTGTTGCTGCGTAATCAACCGATCACGATAGGCTTGACCAGATTGCAGATCCATTGGTTCAGACGGTGATGGCGCATACGGTTGACCAGGCGCACGCACCGGATACTGCAACGGCACCGGCCGGCTAAGTTCATCAACAGGCGGTTGTGACATTTGTTGCGGAGTAACCGCTTGAGGTTGCACGACTGGTGCACCTGGTTGCGCTGAAGGTTCGGAAACAATAGGTGCTGCATGCAATGCGCCTGTCGTTGCATCTCGTATCATCGGAGGTTGACCAGCACCACCAGCAACCGCTTGCGGCAAACTCAATCCGCGTTGTTCGCTTGCCGTCATCCCGCGCTGGATCATATTCTGGAAATACGGATTAAAACTGTTTGGATCTTGCAACGCTTTTGCCATCCCCGGCGCAGTCAACGCAAACAGTTTTTTCTCTGGTATTCCAGCGTTCTTTGCTTCTGCTGATATTTCGTGCATAACGTCAGCCGGTCCGGTCGGATTGGTTTGGATGTTTTCCGGTTTCAATCGAGGATCATTAGCAAAGCCGCCAAGTATTTTGGCATAGGTTGCGTGCTGTTCTTCATCCAGACCGTATTGTGCTTTTAAAGCAGCAATTCTGGCAGTTTCAGCCTGACTCGTTGACGCAGAGATCCTCGGCGCTTTCGTCTGTTCTGCAACATTTGCTTCTGCCGTTGCGCGTTTGATTTCCTCTGGCATCAGACCCTGTATGCGCTGCAGCTCGGCCTGCGCCTGTTGCACTTGCAGCGGATTGACCTGTTGCGCTTGCTGATAGGCTTGGGCGCCGCGAGCAACGCCGATCATGTCAGCCAGCGAGGTTTGCGGCACTGGTCGAATGCCAGCCGCTGCGGGAGTAAATGAGAAGTCAGCCATTTTGAATTCCTAATCAAGCAAGAAAGTTTGACCCATTTGGCCACCATAATTGGCAGTTCCAGCGCCACCGCCATACAACGGGCTTTGACTGCCCATAATGCTTGAGCCGCCACCAACACTGCCAAATTGATTTGCATTGCCACCACCGCCCCCCAAAAGGCTTGCCAAAGTGCCAGCACTGCCAAGCCCTTGCAACCCGCCAGCGTACGCATTTGACGCCCCCACCTGACCGGCACCTATAGCACCCGCGGCGCCCACACCCAGCTGGCCCATAG